CCATTTCTTCAAATACTACTTCCAATTGTTCGTGGAGTACCATAATTGATACTCCAGTACTTAATAATAAAGATTCACCAAATGCATCCAATAGTACTTTTTTATCTTTGTTACTGAATGCTCGCATATCGTTACTCCTGAATACGAATAACTTGGAATGCTTCTGGGCGTGTTAGTTTGAAATCGATGTCCGCCCATACACGAGCGATTACAGAACCTTTATTACGGTTAGTAGTATCATCTAGGTCTAATTCTAATGAACCCCATTCCGCGATCGCGAGATTTGAAAAGTCTCCAAAAATAATAAATTCACCTTGGCCGGCGAGCACTTTAGAATCATAAGCAGGAACGCCACATAGATCACTATCATCTAATAGATATACTGCGGCAGTATTAGCACCACGTAATGTATTGCGTAATGTTGCTTTAGTACTTGGAGACATTACGGCAGCGATATTACCAAAATTAACGCCCACATCACCCAATTTTCCCTGTGCTTCTACGATTGAAGCGTAATCATATGCCGTCACGGTTTTAACATTACCAGCCGCGATTGCCGCATCAACTACCGCTTTCATAATCAAGGCTTCAAGGCGTTCCGCAGAACCAGCCACGATTGCTTTGGATACGATCTGTTCTACTTGCGGGCATGATTTCAGTACTGTGCGAGTTAGTGGCACGGAACCAGTAAAGGTTTTTGGGGCTAGCTTAATTGATTCGAAATTGGCATCGGTGTCTGGACTAGTGCCATCTTCGGCAATGAAGCCAAACGCAGTAGTAAAATCTGAACTCAATTTTGGAATTGAAATTTCAGAGGTTAATCCGGTATACATTTGAATTGGGAAATTAGCTAAAATACTATTAACACGTAGTACATCCACAAAAGATCCATAAAGTACTTCATTTGAAATTACACCTTTTGCGTTAGTAGTATTAACACCAGCACGTAAAGCACGTTCAAACGCTTCAAATGGGATTTGAACACCATTTTTACCTTGAGTTAGATTGTTACTTGTACCATCCATGATTGAACGAATCGCATCGTTTAGAGAGAACTTATTAGTCATTTTTTTATCATCCTTGATAATATTGTTATTATTTGAAATACGTTTTTTGAACGTTGAAACGCTCATACCTTCTTTTATTGCTTTATCGCGAATTACATTAGAGATTTTAAGAGTGCGGGAAATAGCTTCAATTTCTTCAACTCTTTCTTCTTCTGTTTCTTCTGTTTCTTCTGTTTCTTCTGAATCCTGAACTTCTGATTCATCTTCTTCTTGTTCGCGAATTAGTTCTTCAACTTCTTCACGATATTTCGCAACCATTAAATCAAATTCTGAATCTTCATTTCTTTCTTCTTCTACAACTTCTTCAATTGTTTCTTCTTGTTCTTGTTCGCGAATTAGTTCTTCAACTTCTTCACGATATTTCGCAACCATTAAATCAAATTCTGAATCTTCTGAACGACTGCGACCAACACCTACATAATCATCGGCTGGTACACTGACTAGGCTGATCTCGTATGGATACCAGCGAGTCACGAACATATTCTCATGATCGAGTTCATAATCTAAAATTTCATAACCTACAGATACTTTAGTTAATGTTTTCTCTTGTACCATTTGATATTTTTCAGCACCCAATCCAACGGATGAGAAGCGAACAATGGCACGGCCTACTTTATCTTGATCAATACTTGCAGATTCAATAACACCAATGTGTTTATCAAAATCATGATTAAACAATAATGCTGCTTTATTATTTAGGCGGGACATATCAACGTTGTCTACTCCATGAAGTAGGATCTCGTTATAGTCAGTTCCATTAATATTACGGGTTACTGGTTGTTCTGAGCTGAAAGCTAACATTACGGTATTATCGGAGGTATCAATATCATCAATTGATAGATTGATCTCCCTCGTCTGTTTCTTCATCTTCATTTTCAATTTGTTCATTTAGTTCGTTTCCTTGAACATTGTTAATTTCCATATCTTTATTTATTGATTGCTCTCGTTCCTGTTCTAACTCTTCAAATACACGTTGAGGTTCATAACCTAAATCACGCATTACCATAGCTTTTGACTTGACACCCATTTCTAATAAAGTTGCCTCATATTGAGCATCTTTATTTGGATCTAACGAAATTGATTTTGGTAAAATAAAAGAACAATTGGATAATTCGTCGAAATCTTTAAAAGAAAGATTCTTTAATTTATTTATCATTATGTTTGATAGCCAAAGTTTAAAAATAGGTTTCAGTACTTTACTTATCATCAAATTACTTTTTGTTTTCATACCATCACGGTTAATACGATCTGCCATCTTCGCGGCAGAAAATGAAGCGTTTTGTGTATCGCCAGTTAACATACTTTTTGGTATACCTAATCCAGTACTGATAGTAGTTAAAACTGAATCTGAAAATTCTGTAATCTTGTCAGTACCAGCCTGTGGGTTTACAGTTTGAATCTGTTGCCCAGATTGTAATTCGTATATCGTGCCAGCTTGGAAATACTCAATACTTTCTCTATCCTCATCGTTACTATCATTTAATAACTCATCCTGATTATTGTCAGTACTGGTTATGAATGCCATAGCAGAACTTGCGAGTCTCTTTTGTATAATCGCTGCTTCATGATATGCGTTGAAATCGTTAAGTGTTTTGATACTGGCAATTAGATCGGGAATACCACGTTGTTGTTTTGGGAATTCTGGAATAAAGTAATGGATTATTTCTTCTGCCGGTATTCTCTGACAATCATTTGTACTTATCGTGTAATTAAGTGGGTGTACTTTAGCGACATGGTATGCCAGTACTTGATCGTATTCGTTAAACTCAATTCCATTACTAATATATGACCCATCATTAAGTAGTTCATTCTTAGTACTTGGGATTCGGGCACTATCGATTAGCTCTACCTGTACTTTATTATGATTCTTGTGAATGCGTATGAAACACTCCCCATCNTCTATTACTTGTTGGAATATATCTATACTCATCGATCCATCAAAAGAGAATTCGGAAGCGTTCTCGCCCCATTGGTAGAACAATTTATCAAGTTGATCCGCCAGTACTTGATTCACAGTTCCATCATGTGACAAAGGTTGAGGACGTACTGTTATTCCATCTGCCCCTACGGTTTGTTGAGAACTTAATTGAACATAGCGTCGAGCATAAGGATTCTGGATAACCAGAGAGCGGCAAGCATCCCTGACACTCGTTAAACTCTGACGTAGGACGGCATTGATAGATACGTTATTAACACCATTCCCATACTGCCCTAAGATCTGGCTCGGTAAGTTGCGAATATTATCCAAATCTCTTTTAACACTTGTATTATTGTTATTATTATATTTTCTACTTGTTTTGTGGTGACGTGTTGCTGGTAGTACTGGTATTGCTTGTGGTTGTTGTTTATTAAAAGGCCACATCCTTGTGTCTCCTTTTTATCGAGTGCGACAATGAATAATTGATTTAAAAAATCCTTGATTACTATTTTTCATTATCTTTTTCTTCAAGGTATTAACTTGTTTTGTAATTGAGTTTTTTAAATTCAGCAATGTATCAAGGTTCTCATGTATCAATGTTTTATTATTTATAGTTAATTGAGATACATCACCAGATATACGGGCAGTTATTAGATCATTAATATCATCTAATTGCTTCTGTAACTCAATTAAGCGATCAGTCTGTGCCATTGGGTTAATAACATTTATTGTTGTTATTGTCATAGTTCCACTATTAAGTACATATGAATATAATCCAGCAATCCAATCTGACGTATCAATTGGGACTGTTGAATTCTCATTTGTCTCATTTTTAACAATTAATAATGTTTTTGTACTGTTGGCAATTGTTAATAGTGAATTAGGTGGCATTACCTCTAACAATAGTTCACCTATATAAACTTGTTCTTTCATATATTCTCCATTTTATCCAAACCAATTGTTACCACCACTTCGGGGTTTAGGTCTTGGTTTAGGTTTAGATTTCTTATCGTATTTATCATTTTGTTCTTCAACTATTGGGATTTGCTTTTCTTCGCGTTGTTTCGCTGCGTATATGCGTAATTCTTTGAATGGGTGAGCACCCAATTTTGAAAGTACATAT